TGTGACGCTGGCAGAAGCCGACGCATATTTTGAAACCGTCCCAAGCAGCACCAACTGGGACGACAAGACAGATGATCAGAAAAACCGTGCATTGATTTCAGCCACGCGCTGGATCGATACGTTGAACTTCTACGGTGATCGTTGCGATGACAACCAAGCGTTGAGCTGGCCTCGCAACAACTATCACGTTGATCGTGTGGAGTTGGTTTGCACCAGCATTCCAAACGACATCAAATACGCTACTTATGAGTTAGCCAACGCACTGGCTAATGACACGGACTCGATTACAGGGACTACCGGCGATACGGGACTTTACGAGTCCGTCAAGCTCGGGGAGATGGAAGTCAAGTACAACACTTCTAGTCAGGCTACTGGAACTGTTAACAACGTATTCGACGTTTATCCTTGGCTTCAGTCTTATCTCGGCGCTTATTGTCTGGGTGGCAGTGGCTCGTATTCTCTCCGCGTTGTGAGGGGTTGATATGGCTGGTCAACTCGACAGTCTGTTTAAAAACGTCGCCAAGTCGGTAGTCAAGGATCTTGGCACGTCACTCGACACATCAATTACTTATACCCGAAAAGAGTCTGCTACCTACAACGTGGCAACTGGTGCTGTAACCAGCACTGACACCAGCTATAGCTTTAAAGCTCCTGTCGAGTTTATTGTTTCCGACGAAGAGAGTGGCTACCAAGAAAACAGTGCTCGGGTGTATATCACTCCTGATCAAATCGGAGACAATCAAGCCAGCTTGCAGGATGAGGTTGCACTGACGTTTGATGGAGCGTCACGCACTGCCAGAATCCAAGATATTCGCACTTTTAGGGGTGGCCAAGAGTACCTCTACATGATCAGGGTGGTGTTCTGATGACGCTTGTAAATGCTAGGGCTGCAATCGAAACTGCGATCAACACTGCAGTGACAGATGCAGATGCCACAGTTTCAGTGGTGTTTGACAACATGCCGTTTACAACGCCTGGTAAGACAAAAAAGTACGTGATGGTGACGATCAACTTTGATCAGTCAACGATCCAACCTCATGGCGCAGCGATTGATCAATACGCTGGAACGGTGCAGTGCGGCATTTTTACGCCAAGAAACAAGGGCAGTGCTGCAGCTGCTGCGATTGCAGAGTCAGTTATTGACGGTTTGACTTCTGTAAATGCCTCTGGCTACACGGATACTTATTCAGCAAAACCCCGTGTCGGTCAAGTCAATGGTCCTACTGCAGTGGCCAACGAAAACGACAGTCATTTTGTCAGCGTGGTCAGCTGTCGATTTACTGCGGTCTAATGGCTAAGCCGATCACTGAGCTGACTAAGGATATTCGTAAGTTGATTGAGGATGGACGAGCAGCTGCTGGTCCAGAGATCGTTTTCAGTTTGCAAATGAAAGGTCCCTGGTGGACTGGAAACTTTGGCGAATTGTGGGAGCTTAGTACTGCGCCAGTAAAGCCAGTCGTAGACAATGAGCGTGACTGGCAGGCTCCAAATATGCCTACTCCTCGAAACTTTTTGCGACGCCCTGTTTTAAGAGTTCCAATCAACAGCCCCTTATACATCGGCAACTTGGCTGATTACGCAGGATATGCCGTCAATAATCCACAAGCCAAGCTTCCAGACAGCGAAGGAGTTCCCAAGACTTACGGTCAAACTAGGCCGCCGCAAAGAAGTACAGCCAAGCCAGGGCCAAGCTGGTACAAGATTTATACAGAGACCAGTAGAGATACAGGTTTGTTTCTTGACCTAGACATAGCTTTTCAAGGCGTTCGCTTAGGATGAGCTATATTGTGCTAGTTGACTGAGTTTTATGGCTGAAGCACGCGCAATCGACATGCTGTGTAAGGCGTTTAGCGTCGAAGAACGCAGCAGCTACACGATTAAAAAGGGTGATGAGGTCGTCTTGAAGATGTACTGGAAGCCTTTGACGATTGCTGATCGTGATTCGATCAACAAAACAATGAAGGCTCTAAACCTAGGGCAGACAGAAGGCAATTTGGACTTTGCGGTTCAAATGGTGATTCGCAAGGCTGAGGACGAGTCTGGCAATCGGTTATTTGCAGACGGTGATCGTGCCAAGATTCAGAACCGGCTTCCGATGAGCATCGTGCTGGACATTATGACCAAGATGCAGGGCATGGAAGAGGTGGAAGAACCAGACGAGCTGAAAAGCGACGATTGACAGGGACAACTATCTGTTCCTGCAGTTTTTTGTTGCTGAAAAGCTTGGAATGACCCTGGCCGACCTGCGAGCCAGGATGTCGCTTGAGGAGTTACTCGGCTGGAGCGCGTATCTTTCGGTCAAGTCTGACCGAGAGGAGAAAGAGATGGAGCGGTCTCGCCAGCAGGCTCAGTATCGGAAGGTGCGCTAACCTGAAGGCAATGTCTTCGGGTTAGTCGTGGCTGCTGAGTACGAAGTCAATATCAAACTAAATACTGGAAAGGCTGAAACTCAGTTAAAAAATATAGAATCTAGTGTTGCCAGGATAGGCAAGGCTGAAAAGCAATCTGTCAATACAACTGATCGTCGTGTTGCGGCGATGGTAAAGCTACGCAGTATTGGCGATGATGTTGCAGCCTTGGAGCAAAAAGGCATTGATATGAGCAAGGCTCGATCTCAAATTAATAAAGCAAGCGAAGCGATTAATAAAAAAATGTTTGTAACTGCAAACCAGAGGATGGGAGTTGCTACTAAAGAACTTAAGGTTCAGCGCGATATTACAAAACAGCTAGAGCGACAACAGAAAGCAGCAAGGCGGCAAAGAATGAAAAGAGCGGAAGGCGTTGCTCTTGGTGCTGGTTTTCCGCTGTTGTTTGGTGGTGGAGCGGGATCAGTTATTGGTGGCGCTTTAGGTGGTCTAACCGGGTCTTTTGGAGCGCAAATTGGTCTTAGCGCTATCGGTCAGCAGGTTGACAAGTTCGTTGCAGGCATGGTTGATGCAGGCAAGGCACTTACCAGTGTTGGTGGTGCGGCTGATTTTATGGCTGAAAAGAGCTTGTTCAGCTCTGACGCAATGCAGTTCCGCATTGAAAAGCTAATTGAAGAAGGCAAAGTTTCAGAAGCTGCTGCGTTGATGACGCAGGAGATGGCAAAGCAGGTTGGTGGTAGCGGCTTGAAAGCCTTGAAAGATTTGGGTACTGAAGCCAACAAGATGGGCAAGCTGTTTGGAACGGTGATGCTGCGTATTCAGGCATTTATGGCACAAGCGCTTACGCCTTTAATCAAACTGATTAACAGCGTGATAGGAGAAATGGTTGCTCAAAGTCAGCTTGATCAAATGTTGGCAGAGGCTGGATCTCCTGAGCAGAGAGCTGCGATACTTGCGCGTTCACAAGAGCTAAGAGGAACGAAAAAACAAGGTAGAGCCTCAGTTGGCCAAGGCGATTTCACGATGGAAATGCTTCAAACGCTCCAAAAGGAGTTTCCTGCGATTATTCCGGAAGGCGCGGCAATACAGCCTACGGAACTGGAGCGACTGCGAGCTGCTGATACGGGAAGCAAAGAAGCAGATCGACTGCAAAAACGTTTAGACAAGCTTGAGGCAGAGCGTCAAAAGGTGATTGAAATTTCTCGTTTCAAAGATAAAATTGCTGCTGCAAATGCTGCTGACGATGAACAGCTTGTTATTCGTCTTCAAGGAGAGCAGAAGATAGCTGAAATCGAAGGCAAGCGTCTTAAGGACCTTGCTGGAGTTACAGAGCAACGCGAAATAGAAGCAATTAACATTGGGGCGGCCACTAAGAAATTAGCCGCTCATCGCGATACAGAGCGTGAATTGGCTGAACTGCAGCGCAAAAGACAAGAAAAATTTGAAACCACGATTGAAAGTCTTGATCATCAGCTAGCTCTTGCTCGGGCTACAACGGAAGAAGAGCGAGAGCAGCTTGAAATTGAGGAAGCGATAAGAAAACTTAGGGAAGATGACAAACTGTCTGATCCGCAGCTGGAAGCCATAAGGAAGCGTATGGAAGCATTAGCTGAAGAAAAGAATCTTATAAACACATTTATTAAAGAGACTGAAGCGCGGATCAAACAGTTAAACGATCCTATGTTCCAAGCCATAAGTCTGGCAACGACTCTGGGTGATGCTTTTAGCTCGTCGTTCCGAGGAATTATTGATGGCAGCATGAGTGCTCGCGAAGCATTGGCCAACCTGTTCCAGCGCACAGCGGATCACTTCCTTGATATGGCTGCACAGATGATTGCAGCTCAGATCAGGATGCAGGCAGTAAACCTGTTTATGAGCTTCTTTAATCCGTTTGGCAACTTAATGAAGCCGGGCGGTCGCTATGAAGGTCAGCCTGGTCCGTTAGCCCCAACTCCTCCTCCATTGCCACCGTTGCCCGGAAAAGCACTTGGTGGAGCGGTTGGCGCTGGTCGCCCTTACATGGTTGGCGAACGTGGCCCCGAGTTGTTTGTCCCTGGAGCGCAGGGCAATATCGTTCCAAATAACGCAATGGGCGGCTCTAACATTGTGGTGAACGTTGATGCCTCTGGTTCGTCTGTCGAAGGCGACTCGACTCAAGCCACACAACTTGGCAAGATGCTTGGAGCGGCAGTACAAGCCGAGATAGTCAAGCAACAACGTCCTGGAGGTCTACTCGCACGCTGATGGCCACTTTCCCTTCAATCTCGCCAACCTACGGTGTTCAAAAACAAAGTCAGCCGAATGTGCGAATCGCGCAGTTTGGTTCAGGCTATAGCCAGCGCACCACGTTCGGCCTCAATCAAAACCCCAAGGTTTATACCTTGACGTTCGAGGTGTCAGAGACCGATGCCGATACCATCGAAGACTTCTTGGATGCTCGTGGTGGAGTGGAAAGTTTCGACTTCGTGCCACCTGGCGACACCAGCACTAGCAAATATATTTGTCGCAACTGGAGTAAGTCAATTCCGTACTTGAACCGTGCGACGATCCAGGCAACGTTTGAGCAGGTATTTGAAGCATGACCGTTCCACAGTCGATTCAAGAGCAGCTGCAGGCTATTGCGCCTTCAGCGATTATCGAGCTGTTTGAGCTTGAGTTGACCGAAGCCGTAAACGGCATTAACGAGGACTACTATTATCACGCGGGCACTAACGGGATCGTCGAGAACATCACGTTTGACGGTGTGGAATATACGGCATTTCCTATTGAAGTAGATGGATTTGAGCTTACAGCAAGGGGGACTTTGCCGCGTCCAACTATGAAAATTGCAAATGCCAGTAATGCAATTTCAGAGCTATTGACTTTATACAACCCATTGCAAGCAAAGGTAACGCGAATTCGTACTTGTGCAAAGTTTCTCGATAAGGAAAATTTTACAGGCAACACGAACCCCACAGCTGATCCTGATGCCAAGTTTGAAGACGAGATCTGGTATATCGACCGTGTAGCCTCTGAGAATACGCAGGTGGTGGAGTTTGAGCTGACCAGTAAGTTGGACTTGACGAACCTGCCCTTGCCTCGTCGTCAAATTCTTGAGCACTGCCCTTGGAAGTACAGGGGCGAGGAATGCGGCTACAAGGGTACCAAGTATTTCACTATCAACAACAGCGTAACAACAGCAGCAAATGATGTCTGCGGCAAGCAGTACACCAGTTGTGCACTACGTTTTCCAAAAGGTGATCTCCCGTTTGGAGGCTTCCCAGGTGCAAGACTTCAGGCTTGATGCTCAGGCTCACGCTTTTGAGCAAGCACCCCGCGAAGCTTGCGGTGTTGTTGTAAATGGCCAGTATTGGCGTTGTCGCAACGTTGCAGATGAACCAGAGCAAGATTTTGTGATTGAGCCGCGTGATTATGCGGTGGCTGCCATGTATGGCAAGGTTGAGGCAGTTGTGCATTCACATCCACAAGGCGGACCAGCAAGCGATGTTGATCTTGAGTCATGCAAGGGAACAAAGCTGCCATGGCACATTTTTTCTGTACCTGAAAAACAATGGTCAACTATCAATCCCTGATTGGCAGGCAATGGGACTACGGCAAGTTTGATTGCTTCAGTCTTGTGCGCGACTGGTTCGCGTTACAGGGAATTTATCTGCCCGACTTTGAGCGTCCAGAGGATCTAGAGACCTGTAACAGTATCTTTCTGCGAGAGGCTAAGAGCCTCGGATTTGTGCGGGTGCCTTTGGAACGGAGACAGCCCGGCGACGTTGCGATCATGCGCCTTGGAACGGCAACTCCAATGCACGCTGCTGTTTTGGTGGACTATGACCGGATTCTGCACCAGCGGCAAGATTCTTTGAGTGCGATAGAGCCGTTAGGGCGATACTATGTGAACAGCATTGCAGCCGTATTCCGCTATGCAGCAGGTCGTCCGACTGCTGGGTGATCTGGGTGAGCGGTACGGCACCGAGCACACATATCACAACCTTCGTAGCCCAGCGGAAGCGATCAAGCTGCTGTGCGTTAATTATCCTGCGCTCCAAAAAGAATTAGCAGAGGCTCATCTGCACGGTGTCGAATATCGAGTCGTTCAAGCTGGTGTTGCTTTATCAAGAGAAGACTTGCCTTTGCCTCTTGGCAAAAATGATTTAGTCATCACCCCTGTTATCGCAGGTAGTGGCAGCGTAGGTAGAACAATCCTTGGTATAGCGTTGATTACGGCTGCAGTTTTTATGGCGCCAGCAGCAGCAGCTGGCGGCGGATTTTTGAAGGCTGGAGCCGCTGCTACGACTATGAATGCTTTAGGCACTGCAAGTGTTGCAATAGGAAATATTGGTCTTTACTTAACGCTTACCGGTATCGCAGAGATGATTTCGCCCCAGCCGACGTTGACGCCTTTAAGGAGCGGTGACCGGATGAAGCCCACACGTACTGACGGTCCACAGTCAGTCAATCGTGGTGCGGATGGTACGCAAACGTATGCCTACACAGGTGCCGCCAACACTGTTGGGCTAGGGGCAACGATTCCTGTTGCCTATGGAGAGGTGCTTGTCGGCAGTCATCTTCTTAGCGCAAATGTTGAAGTTTCGGACGAGTCTGATCCACTGCGGACATCGATTAAGCAGCCAGGAGTAGAAACTGTTTTATTTGGTGGAGAGAAACTAACAAGTAAATTCACCACAGCTTCAGGCGTTGTTGCAAAGAGAACAGACAAAAAGTCTTTTGGCGACAATGCAGTTCAAAAGCCAATTAATCAGGTTGTTACTTTAAAAGACGGCAACGAGCAAAGCCTTGGATCAATAAGTTACAACGATAATTTTTTCAAAAAAGTAGATGTTGTACTTGAACTTGACAAGGGACTTTTTGAGTTTGTAAGCGGCGAAGGAAGCACCAAGGTAGACGGGTTTATTACTTATAAAATTGAGGTGATAGGGACCCCTCAAGGCGGTAATGAGCAAGTTGTAGGGCATTCACAGGCAACAATACAGGGCCTCTTGTTGAATACTCAAAAATATCGCTGGATGCACCGTCTTAATATGTCTGATGTTACTTACAGTGGCAACATTGAGTATCGGGTGACCGTTATTGATTTTAGGGCTGAGCAGACTACGACCTTGGTTGCACGTGCATACGGCTTTAACTTGGATAGAAGTATAGATATTGATGAGGGCGGCGAAACCCCTGCTGTCAGCACAGTAGACATCAACGGCACAACGCTTAGTGATGCTTTCAAATCTGTTGGGGGTACGCTTCTCAAGCTTACGTCTGCAAATATAACTAGCAGTCAGGAGAGTAACTCCATTGACAGGGTATATGCTCCTGTTGTAACTTCAGGAACTCGTTTCCGTAGAGAGGCAAAACTTTCAGATGCGCCGAACGCAAATCTTGATATAATTTTCGAGCTTACGGACGGTCTTTTTAAGACAAAAAGCGGCACAAACGCATTATTCCCTGGCTCTATAACTATAGACGTTGAAGTAGACATTGCAGGGATCAGTAGGACTAACAGGCTTAAAATTAGTGGCACCCTAAGAAGCAGTCAAAAATATAGGTTTGTACAGCGTGTCAGGGTAGATAATTTCAGTTCAGTCAATAGTGTTGCTGTCGCACCAGTGCTAATAAATCGCGCCACAAGCAGTGCTGATCATAAGGTACGGTTCGTCGGCGCAGGTTTTAACCTCAATCCGTAATGGCTCTCAACTCCACCTCCACCATTAAGCTGATTGACCTGCTTTCTGAAGGGCCGGTCGCAGGGATTGTTGGAACGACTCGGGGCATATTTCTCGACGAAACCCCAATCAAAACAGGCGACGACTTCAACTTCTTAAAAGAGGATGTTTCGTATGATTTCAAGCCTGGTGGCAGGACGCAAGACCAATTAAATCAGGGCAAAGATGGCACCTCAACAATTACTAGCGTTAATGCAGAGGTTGGGTCTAATTACTCAGAAAAAACTGATGCAAACAACAAGGTAACTGCTCGCGATTACGGGTCTGGGCAGCAGATCAGGCAAATTACTGATACCGATGTTGAATCATTTGAAATAATTTTTGGCATTCCTCGTTTGTACTCCACGGCGGTTGAAGGTCTTGCTAGGGGGCAACTGTTTAATGGCAAGCTACAGATTAGAGTGCATGTGCAACCTCGTGGCGGCAGCTATACCAAGGTCTACGACAGGACAATCACCGGTATTTCAACAAGCGATTATCAGATCAAAACCCCACGAATCAAGCTGCGTGGAACGGGGCCATGGAACATCAAGGTAACCAAGGTAAACCTAAAGGAGGATCATTTTGAAGTTAAAGTCAGCAATTTTGAAGACGTAGACAAGAAAACTCCACAGGGAAGTAATCGGGGTAATCAGCTTATTTGGAACGCTCTAATCGAAGTTCAGTCTTTGAGGACCGCGTATCCGTACTGTGCTGTTGCTGGACTTTCTATTTCAACTAGGCAGTTCAGTAGCCTGCCAACCCGTGCGTACAAGATACGTGGACGCCTTGTTCAAATTCCTAGCAATGCAACGGTCAGGACAGACGGCAGTCTGTTGTTTACTGGTGCTTTCAACGGAGAACTCAAAAGAGCTTGGACAACTTGCCCTGTATGTTGCTGGTACGACATGCTTACAAACAAGCGTTATGGAGCGGGTGACTTCGTAGCTGCTGAAAACGTTAGTTGGGTTGATCTGTATCCTCTTGCTCAATACGCAAACCAGCTGATTACAACCCCTGACGGGGAAAGGGAAGCACGTTTTGCATGTAATACCGTTATTAGCAGTCAGGCCGAGGCTTTTAATGTCCTGCAAGATCTTGCAAGCATTTTCCGTGGAATGCTGTATTGGCAGACCAATACCATTCAAGCCATTGGTGATCATGGAAATTTAGACGGTACAGCCCTTTCGCCTGTCCATCTTTACAGCAACAGCAATGTTATAAACGGTGCATTTGAGTATTCAGGCACTTCGCTTAAGACTCGTAGCACTAGCATTCGAGTTCGCTATAACGATCCAGAAAACTTTTATAAGAGCAACTATGTCGTCGTTGAGGACGCTGCCTTAATAACTAAATACGGCTATCAACTTAAAGAAATTGTGGCCATGGGAGCCACATCCAAATGGCAAGCTCAGCGCATGGGACGTTGGATGCTTGCTTCTGAAGAGCTAGACGGAGAGATCGTAACGTTTACGACTGGACTGCAAGGCGCTGTCGTTTTGCCTGGTCAGATCTTTGCTGTTGCCGATGAAATGCGGCAGGGTGCAAGGCTTGCAGGACGTGTCGCTAGCTCAACAACAACGTCTATAACTGCTGATCAAATTATCACCCTGCCTAGTGGCTCTAACTTTAAAGTCACGGTGACGCTTGCTGATGGCAGCATTGAAACTCGCACAATTAGTACAACATCCAGCTCAACAATCAATGTTGGTACCGCGTTCACTAGCGCACCACTAGAGCAGTCGATCTGGTCGGTTACATCAACAGACGTTGAGCAACAAAAATTCCGCTGTCTTTCTACTGCTGATAACGGCAACGGCCAGTACACAGTTGTTGGTACTCAGCACAATGACA